GCGTGTGCTCTGTGCCATCCCAGCTTTAGAATGGCACAAGCAGAATGTTGACGAAGATGTTATAATCGTAGCAGAGGCTTGGCACGAGCTATTCATGGCTTCCCCTATTATTCGCGATAACGTTTTTCCTATGGGTCATAAAGGCTTATTTGAGGAAAAGCTAAAAGATCGTGAAATAATATCTCCAGAACCTTATCGGTTAAATGCTTACTTTAATCAAAAATGTAATCTAATTCAAGCCTTTGATATTCTTATAAACGATCTTAAAGAAGTGCCTGAAACTAAAAAGTTTAATCTTGAAATTAATAAGATTGACCAGGTTTATGGTTACAATCTAGTAGAACAAACTCGCCAAGGACTAGGTAAAGATAAAGTTATTGTATTTCAACCTTTTGGCTCTGGCGTTCAAAAAGAAGGTAATTTCATATTTGATTCTTCTGGCCGCTCTATAGAGCTTAAGGACGTTTATGATATTGCAGAAAGACTATCTAAAGACTATTCTGTAATTATGATGACTAATATTGAAGTTCCTCCCCCACCAAAAGAAATTGGTATAGTAATGCCAACTAATGTTAATCTGCTACAATGGATGGGTATTATTAATGCCGCAGACTATTTCTTCGGTTGTGATAGCATGGGACAACATTACGCACACGCCTTGAAAAAGCCAGCAACTGTTATTATTGGTTCTACCTGCCCAGAGAATATATCCTATCCAGACAATAAGGATTTTACTATTATAGATAATGGTAAAGAGAAAAGGAAGTATATTCCTATGAGAATTACTCATGACTATACTGGAGAACGTAATAATGAAGATCTTATGATTATGTCTTCAGATACGATTAACAAAGCAATTAAGAGTGTTACAAATAAGTTAGGCAAATCAAAGAATACTAAGATAGCTAATGTACCACACGTTCATGGGCCTAATTGCTCCCATGGTAAAGCTGGCCAACCTATTTCCCCTCCGTTTGCTAAGAAATAAATTATTAATTGATGAGGTTTTATAATGTCTGATCCAACAGGATATATCCTAGGTATTTCGCGTGGTCATAATGCCGGCGCATGTCTTTTAAAAGATGGCAAAATTGTTTGGTCATTAGAAGAGGAAAGACTTACTAGGGCAAAATACGACGGCGGTCCTTACGCTTGTATGATAAAAGTAAAAGAATATACTGATAAGCTAGATTATATCTTTATATCTCATACGCAATCTCTTGAAGCTACAGCTGGTAAGGTAGACTATATGGGTGAAGATGTCTATACTGGTCTCGCTCGTAAAATGGGCTTAATTGAAAGAAAAAATGTTAATCTTCATAATCATCCCCAAGTTATAGATCTATCTCATCAGCATCATAAAATCCACGCAGCTTGTGCTTTTTATCGATCTGGTTTTGATGATGCTGTTGCTGTTGTAATAGATGGTGCAGGATCAGTAAAAACCGCAACCTTTGGAACAGATCCTGTCTATATGTGGGAAACAGAAACTTTTATAGATTGTTCCTATCCTGCTAATTTTAAGACATTATATAAGCATTCTGGGTGTCGCGAACCAATTATAGATTCTATAAACCATGAAGAAGATTCTAGCAATCTTGGTGAAGAAGGTACACACGTAGCTTTTAAGTCAGGACACGCAGGTATTACTAAGGTATACGAAGCTATTACTGAATATTGTGGATTTCAAGCAATTGAAGCTGGTAAGACGATGGGCTTATTCCCATATGGCAAACCAAACGACAAAATTCCCCCGCTTTTTATAAAGAATACTACTTTTCCTATATCCGATCGAAATGTAATAGTACCTCGTTATCCCAATGGAGCAATGGTTAATGCACCTCTATTTGAAGCTCTAGACGATTTACCAACTGATACTGATCTAACAACCTTACAATCTCGTAGGGATATGGCTTATGCTTGCCAAACGCAAACGCAAGAAATGGCTTTAGATGCTATTCTTTCGGCTTGTAAAATGGCTGATAAAAAGAAAGTAGTATTCTCAGGAGGATATGCTCTTAACTGTGTAGCTAATTATTATTTCCTAGACAGGCTTAATGAAGAAGGCATTGAGATGTATGTTGAGCCCATCTCGAATGACGGCGGTACAGCAATTGGTGTAGCTCTTTGGGGTTACTATGAGGTATCACGATCTACAGAGAAACTAAATGGTCGTGAAATTTATCTTGGTCCAAAGTATGATTATTCTGAAGAAGACATTATTAAAACTGTAGAAGATAATAATGCTCTAATTGAAGATTTTACTGATGAGCAGGTTGTTGAGTTAATGACGAATAAGAATATTGTTGCCTGCTTCCAAGGCCGTTCAGAGAATGGCCCTCGCGCATTAGGTAATCGTTCATTAATGTTTGATCCTACCTTTAAGGATGGTAAAGACTTCGTTAATGAGATTAAGCGAAGGGAATACTTCCGGCCGTTTGCTGGATCTATTCTTGCTGAGGATGTTCACGAATGGTTTGATCTACGCGGTATGAAAGATTCCCCCCATATGATGTATGCAGTAAATTGCCAGCCTGGTATTGAGGAAAAGATTCCTGCTATTATCCATGTTGATGGCACATGTCGTATTCAGACTGTATCAGAGGAAGATAATCCTCTTTACTATAAGATTATTAAGGCTTTCAAAGAAAAGACTGGTGTACCAATTATCTTTAATACGTCCTTTAACCTTGGAGGTGAACCATTGGTTGAGACTCTTGAAGATGCTCTTTGGATGTTAAAGCAAAGCGACATACAATATCTTTACTTGCCAGAATATGGTAAATTAATAACTGTTCCTAATATTAACGTACTATAATGAATAACTATGATCCTTTAGAGATTGTTCAAATTGATCTAGGTGGATACAAAATATCCACCTCTGGTCAACTTGACGGATATGGTTATAAGCACATAAATGATATTCTTGATTCTTTTCGTAATTTAATAAAAGATGATTGCCTAGCTGGTAAAGTGTTTACAAACGGAATGGAGTGGTGTTCTGGTCCTGGCTATATTGGATTTATGATGATGAGATATGGTATGATACATAATTGTGTCTTTACAGATATACATGAGCCATTATCAGACGTTGTTAACAAGTCTATTTCCGACAATATGCTTCTTATAAAACCTAGAAAAGTTGAGTTTATACCTTCTAATAATTTCTCTAATATACCTAAGCAAAAGTTTGATATAATATTTGGTAATCCCCCACACTTTAGCTTTGCTGATGATTGGAAACCAGAGAATCAAGAGGAGTTTGATTTATATGATGATGATCGTAAGCACCAAGATAAAGACTGGAAGATTCACCAAGATTTTTTTTCGAATGTTTCAGAGTATCTAGAAGAAGATGGATGCATTCTTTTAATGGAAAATATGAAAGGATCTAATCTTGGCACATTTAATAGTATGATTACAGAAAACAATCTAAAAGTAACCCAGGCTTTCCCCTCTAAAGAATGGCCTGAAGATCTTTGGTATATGAAGGTGCAGCATGCGTAATGAGATTACCCATGTAAAGAACGTGCTAACCCCGGAGGAGTGTCAAGCTATCATTGACGATCAACTTCACCGGGTTAAGCAGGCTATGGTTGGTGGCGGTATAGAGCTCGCTAAGAAGGTAAGGAAGAGCCAAGTATCTTTTATAAGGGGAAAGGATCATCCTCTGCAACCTTTAGTAAAGCGTATGCAGAATATAATAATGGATATAGCTTGGAAGATACATCAGACTGAGATAACTACCTTCGAGGATCCGCAGTTTACAGCATATAAGCCTATAGGGTTTTATAAAGCACATGTTGATGTTCAGAGAGTACCACCCATAAGAACTATATCCGCTACTATAGAATTAAGTAATCCTAAAGATTATATTGGCGGTGGTATTACTATACATAATCATAGTAAGGCTAAAGTCCAGCCGAGAACCCAGGGTAGCTTAATAGCTTTCCCCTCACTTATGCTACACGAAGCAAATACTGTTTGGTGGGGTAATAGATACTCTTTAGTCATATGGGGATTAGCAAGACACCCTAGTGAGACAGATCCTAAACTGCCTAAATGGAAAAATGGAAGATGAGCCTAAAAGATATTACATGGGATTTGCACGAAAAAGCAGAAAAAAATAAGTTTGCTCAATTACTTCTTTCTGGGGATATTAATAAACATCAATACGCTAGTTATCTTTCTAATCTATGGTTGATATATTCTGTTTTAGAAAAAGTAGCTGATTCCCAAAATGTATTAGAAGGTATTGAGGATATTAAAAGAGCTGATGCTATTCGAGCTGATATAGAAGAACTTGGCGTAGAGAATGATAAGCTTGTAGTTGCAACAACTACCTTTGTGTATATTAGTCATTTAGCTGATCTAAACGAGAATGTACTTGCACACATCTACACTAGGCACTTTGGCGATCTATATGGCGGACAGATTCTAAAGTCTCGTGTGCCTGGATCAGGTTCAATGTATGAGTTTGAAGATCGCAAAGGGCTAATCGAAAAGACAAGAGCAAAACTCACTGATGATCTAGGCCCTGAAGCACGTGTAGCCTTTGAGTTTGCTATTTCATTATTTGAGGATCTTACTGATGAGTTTAATCTTTAATAGATTAGAAGAGCATGCTCAAAATCTTCAAGCTATACTTAATTCTAGACTTTCGCGCGCGGACGAAACACACGACTTCCCGTGGGATAATCTAGTCTATAACGGCAAAGGTGCACGTCGAGCTCATATCGATATAGTTGATAAGAGGGAAGAAAAGAAACTTTATATGATGCACCTTTGTGTATTCCCATCTATAAACTCTTCTGCACCTATATATGGATTCGATCTAATTGCTGGACCAAATAAGGTAACCGGGGCATTTCACGATTTTAGCCCTATAAAATGTGATCATCAGCTAAATGAGATATTTGCTAAAAGAGTGGAAGGTTATGCTTGGAGCAAGAAGCGTGAGTTACCACCATGGGCAAAAGCAATATTCTCAGAGAACATGGTATCAGCTGGTAACATAAGAGATGCAAAAGAACTAGACGAAGTACTTAATTTGTCAGCTTGCAATCTCCTAGAATACTTAGATTACCTTGAAGACGAAGATGCTACTTCATCGGACTATACAAAGGCACAAAATCGTTACTGCCACTACCAGAAACAAAATCCCCACACCCCACGAGTTATGGAATCTTTAGGATATGATCCAGATACCGTAAACAGATTCATTCAGACCTGTCTCTTCCCAGAAATATAGCCATAAATACTAATAGGGTCGTTTCTTTAGCCCTCTTTTAGTATAAATAGATGAAAGACCTAGGATTTTATCAATGGCTATATACGCAAACCTAACAGCAGATCAAGGTTCTACATTTATTAGTGTAGTAACACTCGTAGACGATACGAACGAGCCTTTGGATCTTACCGGTTATACTACATCCGGACAAGTACGTAAAACATATAGCTCAACAACTGCTATAGACTTTACTACAACAGTCGATATACCAACTAACGGACAGATACAACTCCAGTTAACTGATACCCAGACTGGCGGAATGAAAGCTGGTCGTTATGTCTATGATGTTGAAATAGTTTCAGGAGGTGGAACTGTTACACGAGTTATTGAGGGTCAGTTAGAGATTACTCCAAGCGTTACTAGGGGATAAGAATGGCAAATATAAAAGCTACTGTTGGGATTAATCCCTCAACAAATCTTAAGGCCAAGATATCTTCTAATAGGGATAAGCTTAGAGCCCAGACTATTGGTATAGGAACACCCGTATCTCTTAATGATATGACTGATATTGACATGTCAGCGAAAGAGCAAGGTGCAATGCTCGTGTGGGATGCCACAGCCGGGCAATGGAAAGCAAAACAAACATTAGCCGATGGAACTAGTTTCGAAGGCGGACACTACTAAAAATAACGGACAACGGAGATTTAGATGTCTACTACTATTATTCGCTTAAAACGAACCAGTACAGCTGGAGATCCTAGTGTACTAGGTGACGGTGAATTAGCTTATTCAGCCGCGGACTATACTACCGTTGCTGGTGGTGGCCGATTATATGTTGGTATTGGTGCAGAGACAGGTGGCGATGCGGCATCACACCTTGTTATCGGTGGTCAATACTTTACAGATAAACTAGATCACCTACCTGGTACACTCACAGCTGGTTCAGCTCTTCTTGTAGATAATGATAAGAAGCTAGATAATCTTAAAGTAGATAACCTAGACTTTAACGGTAACACTATATCGTCTCTTGACGTAAATGGTAACATTGTATTATCTACAAACGGTTCAGGTATAATTTCAGCTGATTCAACTCGAATCTCTAACGTTGCTGATCCAACATTAGCACAAGACGTAGTAACTCGTAACTATATCCAGACCGGTACTTCAGACGTTTACTTTAACAATATTGATGCAGCTGGTAACCTTCAGATCGACGGTGATCTTATTGTTGGTGGTTCTACTACTACGATCTCTGCTCAAAACCTGGCAGTTTCTGATAACATGATTTATCTGAATCAGGGTGTTGAAACTACTATTACTGGCGCTGTTGGAGACGGAACAAACGTAGTCTATACAGTAGAGGGTTCGCATAATTATGTAGTTGGCATGAACGTTACTGTATCAGGATGCACTCCTTCTTCTTTTGATATTAATAGCGTAGGCGTTGAGATTACTGCTGTTACTTCAAATACCTTTACGGTTGAGTCTAGTGTTACAGACACCTACGTGTCAGGTGGTACTGCTCGAGGTAAAACAGCGGCTAATCCAGATCTTGGTTGGTCAGCTGGATATAACGATGGTTCATATGCACACGCTGGATTCTTCCGAGATTCGTCTGACGGTCGTTTTAAAGTATTCGATAGCTATATTCCAGAGCCAGATTCAGACGTATTCATTGATACTACAGACGCATCATTTGCTCTATCAGAGATTCAAGCTGAAAACTTCTATGGTGAATTGGTAGGTAATGCTAGTTCAGCTACAATCTTACAGACTACACGAACTCTTTCAATATCTGGAGATGGTACTGGCTCACAAACGTTTAACGGTGGATCAGATTCAGATATAGCATTTACCCTAGCTGATACAGGTGTTTCTGCAGGATCATATGGATCACAGACAGAAATACCAACCTTTACTGTAGATACAAAAGGTCGTTTAACAGCAGCTGGCGTTGTTAACGTAGCAACGACACTAGGCATTAATGCTGATGGTGGTACATCTTCTTCAATCGATCTTCTTAGTGAAACACTAACGTTTGCTGGTGGTATCGGTTTAACAGCTACAGCAACATCTGGTACAGATACTCTTACCTATGACCTAGATGATACCTCAGTATCAGCAGGTATTTACGGAGCGGCAGATTCTGTACCAACCTTTACAGTTGATGCACAAGGTCGTTTAACAGGAGCTGGTGATCTTGCTATCTCAATTGTTTCTACACAAGTTACAGACTTTGATGAAGCTGCACAAGACGCTTTATCAATAGCTATTGCAGCTGGAACACAAACCAATATTGCAGTAACATATAACGATATAGCAGGCTCAATTGATTACTTCATAAATACTGCTACAACATCAACATTAGGTGTTGCTAAGTTTAGCACAGACAACTTCCAAGTAACAGCTGGTAATGTTGAAGTAATTGAAGTTAATGGCGGTACTTACGGCTAAGGATATAACTAATGCCTAATCCAACAACAAGAGAAACCCTAGTCGAGTATTGTTTACGCCGACTAGGAGCTCCAGTTATTGAAGTAAATGTTGACGATGATCAGATCGAAGATAGAATTGATGATGCGCTTCAGTTTTACCAAGAGTATCATCATGATGCAACTATTCGAACTTATCTAAAGCATGAGATAACAGCTGACGATATTACAAACAGAAGTATACCAATATCTAATAGTATTATCTACGTAAAAAACGTTTTTCCTATTAGCGAAACAAGTTCTTCAGTTAGTATGTTTGATATTAAGTATCAACTACACCTGAATGATTTATATGATATGAGCTATGTTGGTGATCTTGTACACTATGAGATGCTTCAGCAATACATATCTTTGCTTGATATGAAGCTAAACGGATCAGGTACTTTTACCCGATATAATAGACATATGGATAAACTCTTTATCGATATGGATTGGGAAACAGAAGTTAAAGTAGGGGACTATATAGTAGTAGAGTGTCAAGCTATTGTAAGTCCTTCTACATATCCTGACGTATATAATGATATGTTCTTAAAGCAATATGCTACAGCACTAATTAAACAGCAATGGGGTGCAAACCTTATTAAGTTTGATGGTATGACAATGCCTGGCGGTGTTACTGTTAATGCTCGTCAGATATTTGATGATGCTACCGAAGAGCTAAATACAATTAGAGAGCAAATGCAATTAAATTATGAAACCCCTGTCGACTTCTTTGTAGGGTAACCCATGGCTACTAATGTCTACTTTTCGCAAAAGGTAAAGTCCGAACAAAACCTTTACGAAGACATCGTTATAGAATCCCTGAAAATGTACGGGCAAGATATTTATTACTTGCCTCGTGATGTTGTTCACGAAGATACTATACTTAATGAAGATGTAGAAAGCACATTTGATGCTTCCTATACTATTGAGATGTATATCGAGAGCGTTGATGGATTCGAAGGTGATGGGGACCTTTTATCTAAGTTTGGTGTAGAGATTAGAGACCAAGCCACCTTTATTGTTTCCAGGAGACGCTGGGAACAGCTTATCGGTATTCATAACAATGGCATTAACTCAGTTCGTCCTTCAGAGGGTGATTTATTATATCTTCCACTCTCAAAAGGCTTGTTTGAGATTCGCTTTGTAGAAGACGAACAGCCGTTCTATCAGTTATCTAATCTCCCTGTCTATAAGCTTCAATGCGAGCTCTTTGAGTTCTCTGGTGAGAAGTTTAATACTGGCCTTGAGTCATTGGATGACGCCATTAATAGTCAAGCTACCCCTCAGCTTAATATCCATCTTAGTACAGACAATAATGCTATTGACTTTATTATTGGGGAAAATGTTCAGCAAGAGATTACAGCTGGCTCTGGTGAATATATTACGGGCAACGTTGTAGACTTTAACTCAGTTACAAGAATCATATCCATAAACGAATGGGCTACTACAGACGGTAAATACCACGACTTCAATCTTGTTTCTAATTTAGTTGGTGTAACATCTGGAGCTTCGTGGGGCGTAACAGACGTGTATCAAATTAATGATACGTTAGATAAAGAAGCATTTGGAAACGATGATCAATCCCAGAATCAAGAGTTTGAAGCTGTTCAAAGTGATATTATAGACTTCAGTGAAAATAATCCGTTTGGAGACCTTGGTTAATGTTATCAGAACATTTTTATCACGCAGCTATACGCCGTACTATTGCAGCATTCGGAACTATCTTTAACGATCTAAAAGTAGTTCGTAAGGATGGTGATGGTGAGGTTAAAAGTATTACCCGTGTACCTCTAGCATATGGTCCTAAGCAAAAGTTTTTAGCGCGTATTGAAAGTCAGTCACAACTTGGTACAGTTCAGGGTGGTGTAGCTATTAAGCTTCCTCGTATGTCATTTGAAATTACTGGAATGACATATGATGCTGCTTCTCAAGTAAATAAGATGAACCAGCTTAAGCTAGGTACTATCTCTAATGGTACACGGCAAGCGGTATATACACAAACGCCATATAGAATGAATATTGATCTTTCTATAATGGCTAAGAATCAAGATGATGCCTTGCAGGTCGTAGAGCAAATACTACCTTACTTCCAACCTGACTACACAATAACAATTAAAGAAATACCAGAGATTGGTCTTAAGACTGACGTACCTATTGTATTAAATGCTGTTAATTTAACAGACGATTATGAAGGTGATTTTCTTTCTCGTAGAGCTATAGTGTATACTCTAAGCTTTGAATTACGTGTAAGGTTCTATGGTCCTGTCAAAACAAAGAATGTTATTCTTAATTCCTCAGCTGATCTAAATGACCTAGACACATTTGGTTTCTTAGAAGAGGTTGCAGCCATTGGGGATCAAGCTACGCTAGATATTAGTACTGGCATTGATGAAACAGACGATAATTTGATAACACCATGAAAATGAATAAAAGTGATATAGATGACGATTATGAATTTGCCCGTGCAAAGTACTATAATCTAGTAGATAAAGGTGATGAAGCTTTAGAGCTTATGATGGAACTAGCTCGTGAATCAGAGCATCCTCGTGCATTTGAAGTCCTATCTAATATGATGAAGCAAAACGCTGAGATCGCTGATCGACTTATGGAACTTCAAAAGAAAAAGAAAGAAGTAGAAAAGGTCGATGCAAATGCCTCAGCTTTACCTAATAGTATGACGCAGAATAACGTCTTTGTTGGATCTACATCGGATCTTCAAAGAATGTTAGCCTCTAAATTTGAAGAAAAAGCTAATGTCATTGAGTCTGAAGAATAACACAGCCGGCTACCTCGGCAATCCTAATGTTAAACGAGATGGTATAGAACAGAACTTCACTAAAGATGAAGTTACTGAATATGCTAAGTGCATGCAAGATCCTGCATATTTTGCTCGTAAATATATTAAAGTTATATCTCTCGATGAAGGGTTAGTACCTTTTGATCTATATCCCTATCAAGAAAAAATGTTTAAGCACTTTAGAGACAATCGATTCTCTATTGTACTTGCATGTCGCCAGTCTGGTAAGTCTATATCATCTGTAGGATATCTACTATGGTATGCTTGTTTTCATCCGGAAAAAACAATTGCTATCTTAGCTAACAAAGGTGCTACTGCACGTGAAATGCTTGCTAGGATTACCCTTATGCTAGAGAACTTACCGTTCTTTCTACAGCCGGGATGTAAGGCACTTAATAAAGGT